CGCCATTGTTGGTAAACTGGTTAATCGGTCTGTGTCTGTATATTCTGCTTGTTAGGGTCGGCATCATGCCTCTGGATATGACAACTGCGGGGCTGTACTGCATTATAAATCTGGGAGTCAATCTGGGGTATTGGAAAAATATAGCAGGGCTCAGGGATCATGTTAACGAGTGGGCAAGGGGTGGGAAGTGACCGAATACAGAACAGTACCAGACGACCGGCCAGGAAATTTCAAGGTTTACCTGCAAAAAGCTTATGAGCGGGAAATTGTTGCTAAAACTTTTATTAAAAACAGTGATCCGCTTGATTCGCAAAAAAGAACGCTCGAAAATATGCTCTTATCGCCAGAGGTCAAGGCGCTGCTTGAAAATGCCGACAGATACGAGGCTGATGGTGGAATCGTGCATTTTAAGTATACCTGCCGCAAAGTTTCGGATTGGAATGGGTGCATGATTGATTTTTCGGCTTTTTTTATGAGGGCGGTATGAAAAAAACTTTTGACTTTTCCGTTCGACACTGGCAAGCCTATGCCGAGTCTCAAATGGAACTGTCTCTGGCAATTGTCGAATGTATGTTAAAACTTGAAAGACGATATAAGGACAGGCTTTTGCCGTTGACAGATTCATTTAACTTTGGTAAACCTTTTTGGTATAACCAAAATACGTTCACAGTAAAGGTTTACGAACCCGGAACAAGTGAAGACTCGTGAACATCTACCGCTTCGACGATAACGGCCGATTATTGCTGTTCAAGTCGTTTACCCCGAGCCCTGAATTTATCGCTGGATTAAATGAAATTGACACAGATGACAAATCACAGCATAATAGGGGAGATGGAGAAGAAACTGACTGCCAGGCAAAAAGCGTTCTGCAAAGAATATCTGATTGATCTGAACGCTACACAAGCGGCCATTAGGGCCGGGTACAATGAGAAAAACGCCAATAAAGTGAGTGCTCGGATGTTGACAAATGTAGACATCCAAGTAGAAATTTCAAAAGCCCTTGAAGCCAGAGAAAAGAGAACCGAGATTACGTCCGATAAAGTCCTTACAGAGCTCTCATTACTCGGATTCTCAGACCTGGCCCATTATCTTGATGTTAACACAGCCGGGCTTGTTAAGGTAAAGAGTCTGAACGACCTACCTCCCGGCATCAGCAAGGCAATTAAGAAAATTAAGCAGAAGACCTCAATCAGGTATGGGGCTGATGGGGCTACAATACAGGATGCATGGCTTGAGGTTGAACTATATGACAAACCACGGGCACTCGAACTAATCGGGAATCACTTAGGCATGTTTGCCAAGAAGGGCTCAGAAAACGAACAGGTAGACCTTGCCTTTATAGCCGACTTGCTGGAAGCGAATGATGTACCCCCAGCTTGACAGTTATCTTGCCCGGAGTGTCAAGGCCTCGTTTTACCCGCTTGTCAATCTGACTCCCATACAGCGCATGATGTACTCTGAGCCAAGGCGGTTCATTTTTGTGTCATCTGGTAGAAGATCGAGAAAGACTTTGATCCTGAAACGCAAGATGCTACGGTATGCGCTAAGGCACCCGGGCGAAAGCCTGTTTCAGGGGGCGCCGACATTACAGCAAGCAAAGGCTATTTTTTGGGAAGACCTGAAACGGCAAACAAAATATATTAGACGGGCGATCTCGGAATCTGAGCTATGGGTAGAGCTAATCAACGGGACCAGAATTCATGTTGCTGGGCTTGACAAACCACAACGAATTGAGGGCAGGCCGTGGAACGGGTTTCATATCACTGAGGCCCCGGACCTCAAGCCTAAAGCATGGGAAGAGAATCTTTTACCGTTAATTTCAGATACTGATGGTTTCGCATGGATGGACGGCGTCCCGAATGGCAGAGATGCTACATACTACCCGATGTGTCTGGATGCTTCCGGCGGTGTAATCCCACCCATTGATGATGTTATCAGGGGTGGCATAGGCACTAACCCAGATCGTCAAGATATGGTGTATTACCTCTGGCATTCATCCACGGTGTTGACACCAGAACAGTTGGCCGTGTTCATGTCTATCATGGATGCCCGAACATTTCGCCAGGAGTTCGAGGGTTCTTTTGAATCGGCTGGCGGTCTGGCTTATTGGGCTTTTGGGAAACATAATCTTGACCCCAGTTTAGTTAGAGACCCCAAAAAGCAAGTGACTGTCGGCATGGATTTTAATGTGAACCCCATGACTGCGTCTCTATTTCACATAGATGAGAGAGCGCGGACGGCTCAGCAATTTGGAGAAATTATCAACCCACACTCAAACACGTATGAAATGGTCGTGGATCTAAAAAGGGAACTGAAATTAAAACCGTATGGTGATCAGGACCCTGGAAGCGTGGTTATTATTCCGGATTTTACCGGCCATTCTAACAGGTCGTCAAGCATTGAATCGGATATTGGCATTTTGCGGTCAGCCGGGTTTGCGGTCTACTCAGTTCTTAACCCGGATCAGCGTGACAGACTGACAGCCCATAACAGCATGATGCGGGCAGTTGATGGCCGGGTGGGATATACTCTCAACCCACAAACATGCAAACAGACTGTCAATGACTATGGATTGGTGACGACTCATGATAATGGCCGGATTGACAAGAGCAAGGAAAAGGACGGAATCGGGCATGTGAGCGACAGCGTTGGATATGTGTTAAACTATCATTTTTCAATACGACGCCGACTGGCGGGAACAATTTAAACGAGGTGAACATGGACCACATAGAGAGCATGGTGCAGATGCAGTATCTTAAGCACCTGAAATCAATGGAGAAGGCCAGGCAGGATGAATCAGCCGAACGGCTGGCAATGCTCAGGGATGACTTTGAAGCGGCTGTGATCAAGAAAATTAACAAATGCTTCACTGACCCAGACAGCAAAGCAATAACAAACGAGTACGTAAACACGAGCCAAAACCCGTACAAGAAGATCATATCCAGACTGTCTAAGTGCTATAAAAAAGCGCCGGTACGGATCTTCAAGCGGGACGGTGAGATTCTAAAGGCAGATCAGATCGAAGACATTATCGCCAGGTACAATGAGGCTGGGTTTGACAAAAAGATGAAATCGGCGAACCTATTTCTGAATGCAGTTAACACTGTATTTGTTGGCCCGGTCTATCGTGACGACAAATTATGTCTTGATATTCTGACACCGGATCAGGTTCAGGTTGTACCCAATGCCGTTGACCCTACAAAGATGGACGCCCTATTCATCCCCAAGGCCCGCTGGGAGAACGATCACTATCAGAGATACTGGGTGGTATGGACCGCCGAGAGCCATTACATGATCGTCGAGCTTGGCAGACATGACGCCCCGATACACGGTGTCATTGATCTGGTGTCTGACCCTATGCCGGTTGGGGATAACAAGGATATGGTTAACCCGTGGGGTGTTATCCCGTATGTCGATATACACCGGACGGAGCTGGAGTCAGAATTCTGGGATCAGACCAGCGGTGGCGATCTCTACGAATTTGGGGTATGCGTGGCGTACAGAAACACGTTGCTTGATTTCGCCGCTACCTGGCAGAGCTTCAAGCAGCTGGCGGTTGAGAGCGACGAGAAGCCGACTGCGAACCCGACCCTTTCACCTGGGACCGCTCTATGGGGCAGCCGGGGTGCAAAATGGACGGCGATCGATTTGCAAGTAAACTTCGAACAGATCAGGGGAGACTTGGAAAAATACGCTGCGTCAGTGGCCAGGAATTACGGGGTAACACTCGAGGGATACAATGTGCCCAGTCAGCAAAGTGGGGCAGCGCTTAAAGTGGTCAATCAGGAATTAACGGACATATGGACTGATCAGCTAGAGATTTTCAGGGACGCTGAATCCCGGCTCTGGGAGCTAATCAAGATAATCTCAGAAAAAGAGGGGGTCGGGAACTGGGCTGGAATTGATCTGGATATCCGTTACACATCCATGAGTACTGGCGGTGACAAAGAAGAGCTCGAACTTGATGCGATGAAAATGGAACGGGGCTTGATATCCCCGATAGCCGTATACATGAAATATAATGACACCGTTGTTGATGAGGTTGAGGCGCTGGAAAATATCAAGGAGAACCTCAAATTGATGAACGAGCTTAAGCCGTCGGTTACCAAGATCGGGGTTTTCGATGAGCTGCCGGACGAGGAGGAGTAATGTACCTCGAACTAATTGTCATGCACGCCAGGCTTATGGAATACGAGATCAAATCAGACACGGCCATTGATAGAGAGATGACTGGCAAGCCCGAAAATGATATGCAGGCATTTGCGGAGATCGTCGGCCAGGTGGCAGTCAAGGCATGGTTAGAGGGTGTGTCTGCAGGTCAGGCTATGAAAGGTAAGCCCGGCAAAAAGCTTAAACCAAGTCCGGAGATCAGGGGGAACATTGATGGCCGGGTGTCTTCTGCTTTTGCTGAGGCGTCCGGTGTGATTGGTATCAGGCTGGGGGCGAACAGGAATAATAAGATGGTGAAAGAACGGGCGCTTGGTGAATACGTCAAGAAACTAAAAGGGACGGCTCGGGCTGCTATGCAGGACGCAGCGAACGCCGGAATATTGGCAGGTGCAAAATGAAATCAAATTTATACGAAATTATTGCTGGCGGTAAAGTGCCAGACCGTTTCACAGTTTTGGGCATAACTTATGCGATCAGGTTGATTAAACCAGGTGAATTTCATAAGGCCGGGTTGAACGGCTATATCGATTATGAACAGCGAGTGGTTCTTATTGATTGCAATCTGTCTGTGACAAGACAGATCGAAGTGTTGATGCATGAGGTCGCCCATGGGGTTTTAGAATTCTTTGAAATTTGGGATGGTGTTGACGAGGCGGCACGTGAGCGCATTTGTACGGCTTTTGCTAGGGCTTTGCCTATGATATATTTTGAGGTAGACAGATGAGACTTGTATGGGTTACCATAGGAGATAACCGTGTGTGCCCTGATTGTGTTGCTCGTGACCGTGTCACCAAAACAGCCGAGGAGTGGGAGTCTGACGGATTGCCAAGAGAAGGGTTTACGAGGTGCGGTGATTCGTGCCGGTGCGATTTGATGCCGGTTGATATTGCTGATGAAACCGTCGAAGAATTGCAAGAGGTTTTTCCGGACGGCATATCACTTGATGAGGCAGAGAGAATCAAGAAATCTGTGATTGATGATCTGTTCTCAAGGATACGGTTTGACAAAACCAGTGGCCGGGCATTGCTGCTTAAAGATTTTAAGTCAGTCATTGGCCTGAAGGAATTGGACTACTGGACCGCTGCCAAGTACAGCAAGCGGTTTGACAGGATGACGGGTTTAATCTATCGCTACAACACGCAGATAGGGACACTGCCTGCCGAATATTATGCAATACTGGATATTGAAGGGAAAATCTCTTGGCTGAAAGGTGTGCTGGAATGAGTGTCAAGGTAAACGGGCTTAATGACGCAATCGGAGCCATAAAGAGTCTGTCTAAAATCTGGGACAAACAACTCGGGGCCTCAATAGGCAAGCAGGCCAGGAAAATAATAGTTGACAGAACCAGACATGGCAAAGACGCTCATGGAAAATCATTTACCCCGTACAGCAAGAAATACAAAAAGTCTGGCACAGTGAACCTTACAAAGTCCGGCTATATGTTGGACTCGATCACGGTGGAACCGCATGATGATTATGTACGGGTGTACATACCTGGAACTGAGGGTGACAAGAATTTTGATATCGCTCTGGTCCATAACGAAGGTGGCAAGTCTGGCCGTGGTAAAGGATTCAGGATGCCGAAGCGGGAATATTTTGGAATATTTACGGACGATGAAATCAGGCAGGTTAAAAAAATCATCGAGGCCAAATATGATGAGGTTATCCGGAGGCTGAACAAGTGAGGCAAAATGACATATACAGAGGAATGGGCTGAAATGCGTGAGCCTACACCGGATACCGGTGGGCGGCTTGTCTACCGGACCGCTGACATTGTACCGTGGATCACGGGTAAAACCGTTGCAATGATAGGCGATGGCCCGAGCAAGCGTAAATACATTTTTGCCCCTGAGCGGGTTATCACTTTTGCCGTTAATAAGGCCGCTCTTGTTTACCCTGCGTCTATGGGCGTCGCCGTGGGTACTCATTTTGATGATATTGCCGTTCAGTTGCCGCCCTGGGTGCCTATTCTATTTTTGGGCGAAACGGATGTGCGGCGGTATAACATTGGGCCGGGGTTGTGGACTGTAACTGTTTTGGTTGCACTGCTTGGCCGGTATGCGTCCCGCCTGTATATCCAGGGTATGGACTTGAGCGCCCCGAAATATTTACAACAATTGCAAGTTTTTCGGGCGATGGTCAAAGATGGCCGTTGGCCGTCAAGAGAGCGTGTCAGATGCTTAAACGGTGGCCCGCTGTCAGAGATATTCCCAGAGTGTGAACCCGATGAAAAAGATATTTGTTGACAAGTTGTTAAAAAAAAACTATATTGCATAACAAGGAGATTACAACATGAGTGTACAAAACGTTGATGATCAGGCTGGCAGCGCTGGCACTGATGATCTGAAATCCCCGGCTGCGCTGGGTCTCGTGGATAGTGTCACTAATCCCGAGGGGGTACTACGCAAAAAAAACGAGCTTGAGATCGAGCTGAAAAAAGCAAAGTCTAAACTTAATGCGTATGAGCAAGCCGAGGCGCAGAAGCGGGAACAGGATGCCAAAGACAAAGGCGAGTACCAGAAATTGCTTGAGGCGAAGGAAAAAGAAACATTAACCCTTAGGCAGCAGGTAAAGGAAAGCCGAATCATGGTAGAGGCCGTGAACCGTTACGGTTTGAATGTCCCTGATTATGTCAAGGTGATTGTCGATCAAGTGTCAGATGATCTGGGGAATCTGGATGAGGTCCTTGCAGGGATCAAAGCCAAGTATCCCCCGATGTTCGGGCAGACGGTTACGCCGTTCACCCCGCCCGCTGACACTGACAAGGCGAAAGCGTCCGGTAACAAGCCGCCTCGAATCTGGACAGATCCAGAGATAAAGGCGCTCAGCAAAGAAGACTTTGCAAAATACCAAAAAGAAATAATTCAGCAGCAGGTCCAGGGGCTCGTTAAAAGTAATTAAAAACTTTTAAGGAGGCCATTATGGCAGCTTTCGCATTTTCACCGACTATATACAGTCGGACCTATCAAGAATATCTTGAAAATATGCTGGTCGGCACTCAGGTCTGTAATACAGATTTTGAGGGCGAGATGGCATACGGCAAACGTGTTCAGGTCTGGGTTCCTGGTACTGTCACCAACTATGCCTACACCGTAAATGTAGGTAATGGTCAGGACGCAGAGGTACCAACCGATACCGAAGAATATCTTGACATCAACGTTGCCCGTGAATTCAAGTTCACGGTTGATGTTTTGAACATGGTTCAAGGCCGACTCGACCCAACTGGAGCTTATCAGCGAGCCGGTATTTATGGGCTGGCAAATCATCTTGACGCTGCGGTACTGGCTCAGTATACTAATGTTCATGCCGACAACGTGGTTTATCCCGCTGCCGCTGTGACTAGTGCGACCATAGAGGGTCTATTTGCTCAAGCTGCACGGATCATGGCACAGCGTAATGCCCCGACTGATCGGGGGTGGTATTGTGTGGTATCTCCCAGAGTCAAGCAGGAAATCAACTCTTGTGTGTCTGCTCGTGGTGGTACCCAGCTGTCTGATATTGCCATGAGCAATGGGTATGTTGGTACTTTCAGGGGCTTTAAGATATACGAGTCTAACAATGTTGTTTCTACTCGTGGCGCTGGAACCTCTGGGCTTCCTGCCGGTACTTCAGGTCAATACGTGCATAAGTGCCTGTTCGGTTGCCCTGCCGGAATGTCACTGGTGCAGCAAATCCCCGTCGCCTCGGTGACGACATTTGACCCGACTCCCATTAACGGCATCGGAATTAAGGGCCTCTTGCTGTACGGTCTCAAAATGTGGCGGTCCGGTGTCCTGAATGGCGTGATTAATACCTGGTGGGCAACGGCTTGAAAATGATAACCTTACGGCTTAGGAACAAACTGACCGGCGCTGTAACAGACATTCCAGCTAATATCTGGGAGGAACACTCTCTGACCATTGGTCGTGACGTCTGGGAAATCTTGGAGCCTGAAAACCAGTACACCCCAAAGCCAGCTGGAAAGGCGATAAGGGCGGCGGAAGTCGCCCCGGTCGCCCAACCTATTGAAGAGCCAAAACAGCCAGAGCCGGTCAAAAAGGCAAAGAAGAAAAAATGAGATCCATCACGCTGGAAAGTTCTCAGGTCCAATTCGAGCGGGCTGACAGCTTAGTATTTTACTCCCTCCATAGTGGCGGGGCGGTGGCTTTGTCTGCCGCCTCGTTCATTATCTATGACGGATCGACGGTAAAAAAATCAGGTAATGCCACGGTAGCCACGAACAAGGCGACGGTCTCACTTCTCGGTACTGAGTTCACGGATCCTGGCCAGTATCGGATTGTACTTAGCACTACTAGAACAACTGGAACAGAGGTTTTGACAACTCAACACTTGTTCTGGGTGGTGCGGCATAAGCTCGTTCCGATGGTAGACGATACGGTTCTAAAAAAGTATGTGCCTGCGCTTGTCGGTCATCTTTGGACCAACGAGACCACCTACCAGGATCAGATTGATCAGGCGTTTGTTGATGTTCTGGCCGACCTCGGGCGACGTGGGTACGATGGCTCGATGATGGTAGACTCTGGGCAGCTGAATCAGCTTTTGACTTGGAAGAGCCTTGAGACGATCTTTTTCGGCTTTATCCGGTCTGCAGATGATATCTGGCATGAACGATGGGAAATCGCAAAAGGAAGGTACGATGATGTCATGAACGATGTGAAACTTGATCTATCAACGGATCTGTCAGGCGTCCCAAACGCTCAGAGCAATATTGGCACAATCCGGTTTAACAGGTGACATAATGGGACTTGGAGACGTTATCAAGGCATACTCCGACATGATATCCGGTCTGGGTTACAACGAGAACAGCATGATTGACGATGATGGATATGAGCCTGAAAGCACGGCGCATAAAAGTTACTATGTCCAGTGCGTCGGGAAAACTGGAGAACAGCATAGCGGAAATCATGAGTCATGCGGCTTGGGACTTGTAGTGTCGGTATTGCTACTCTACCCCGCTGGAACTGGATATGCGACCGCTGAAAAAAATAACTGGAACCTGGTTGACGGCCTTGAAAAATCGATGCTTGCGCTTGCGGCTTCCCGTGAGGATCACCTGATTCACGAAAACACGGAGGCGAGCCGGATTGAAGGCACTGATTACAAGTTGTTCATGATGCTGTTTTCCTGCAATTTCGATAGGGATTTAACGGTGAACTAAATGAGAAGAAAACTGGTAAACATTAACGAGGCCCCTGAGATGAAATTGGTTGTCAGGCCAGTGCAAGAACTGGCGAATAAATCCAATGCCATTGACCCGGGCTGTCCTGAGGGATACGAAGATATCCAGACCTATGACCCGACCCCGGGCGTTGGTCTATGCATAAGGCGGCGCAAAATAAAGCCGCATCAAATTAAAACGAGGTGACAAAATGGCAGATTCAGTTTTAAAAAGAGTATTAAAAGCTTCTTTAATCAAGGGTGCCACGTGGGGCACTGCCCCTGCCGTTGGTGCTGGCGATGGTTTGCGATATGTCACTATGGGCGGTGTTGTACAAGAGCCTAACATTGTCCCTGATGTATCAGCTGGCCAACAGCTCGAATCAATTGCCCATATAGGGATTGACAAAACCCCACAGGTCACTATGAGTTATCCCGTCATGGAAAATGACGAGGTTCTGATGCTCCCGCTTGCGGCCATATTCGGCGACGATGCTGTAACCGGTGGCAGTGACCCTTACACCCATACTATGGATTGGCAGGTGGAGAGCAATCTGTTTTTATCGCTGGGTAAACAGGAAGGCGATGAGGTACGGAGTGTTCCAAGCCTGGCGATCACTCAAGTGGAGATGAGCTTCGACGGGAATGGAATTCTGACCCATAGTATTACTGGGATAGGCAACAGGGTGACAACCGCTCTGTCAACGGCGCTTGATGACGTGACTTTCCCGACGGCATCCGGAGTATATAAACAGAGTAGCTCTGTTTTCAGGATCAATGCTCAGTCTGGTGGCGCTCTCGGTGCTGGTGATGTGCTGGTAGTGTCTGATCTTAAGGTAACCCCGGCCCGTGCAATGGACACTGTGATTGTAACCGGCTCGGATGCGATCATCCAGCCCAAAGAAGGGGCATATCCAACATTTATGATCAGCTTTACAATCCCCCGTAAAAATGCGATGTCAAAAACGCTCCACGCCGCCATGCTGGCCGGAACTCGGATGAAAGCTGATTTAACCATTACCGGATCAAGCGCCAGCCGGACACAGGTTTTAAGTCTACCTCAGATCCAGGTTGAGTCATGCGTTAACCCTGACGCCGATGTGGTTGCAAATCAAGTAGTATTACGTGCACAGATGGCCGCTGCCGCCCCGACCGGGATGACTGGGATTACGGTCCCCCGGCTGGTTTGGACTTGTGGCGTCTCTGGTGCGCTGGTATAGTATGCACTCATTTTACCTCCGGCGGGGTGGGCCCTTGCTGTGGCCTGCCTTGCTCGGGGGTGTGAGTAAATGAGATATAGGAGGTAATGAGCATGTTTAAAATGGACAAGTACCAAGAGGAGGCCTGGACGCCTGACCTTGGCGGCGAATTTGAGGACCTACAATTAAAGATCAAGTTCGTGACCTCAGAAGAGCAAAAACGGATTCTGGCAGAAAATGCCACGCAGGTTGACGGAGAAGACGGTAAGCCGGAATTTAGGGTTGACCTGATTAAGTCAGTACTCGGCTCTACCCGTCTTACCCTTGACAGAGTGATAGGCTGGAGAAATACCGAGACCAAGTTTAGCCCGGCCTCACGTGATAAGCTGTTGCCATTGCTGTTCGAGGACGCTACCGGAATCACCCTGGAAGGGAAGGAAAAACCGGCTAACCTTGAGCAGTATATTGTATGGTTTTCTACGACTCGTGATAATTTTTTGGCGGACTCCGTGAGTACCTAGAGGCGGCGGTAATATGGCGGGCCCATTGGAACTTCAAACAGTCGGAGTTTGCGGGCCTGCTATCACCGGCGGACCGAGCCGCATTAGACTTTTTTTGGAGCTTTGCGGCTCTAAGGGAAAGCGGAATATATGCCATAGAATATCAGCGGATGACAGATGGTGCCCCACTTTGGGCACGTCAGCTGTTTGCAGAGCGGTTGCAACTGATAGAGCGGATAACACGGGAGATGAACAAGGCCGATGAGCAAAAAACTTGAAATCCTGATAGCCGGTAAAGATCAATTGTCGCCCGCTGCGAAGTCCGCCGAAAACAGTTTGAATGGCCTTGGCAATGCTGCTAAAAGTGCAGACGGTAAAACCGGCGGGCTTTGGAAGCAAATGGCCGGTGGAGTGCTGGTTGCTCAGGCGGTGACCGCTGCTGCCGGTGCTGCGAGTCGGGCTATTGTGGAATTTATATCGAGTTCGGTTGATGCTTACAACGAATCGGCAAAAGCGGAAGCACAGCTTGCTGCTGCCCTAAAATCAACCGGCGGCGCTGCTGGCTTGACAGCACAAGAGCTTAAAAAATACGCATCTGAGATGCAATCTATGACAGCCTACGAAGATGATGCCGTTATCTCTTCGCAGGCAATGCTTTTGACTTTCACCAGCATTGGCAAGGACACTTTTCCAGCGGCTACCAAAGCAATACTTGACTTGTCACAGGCCATGGGACAGGATCTGAAATCATCTACTGTTCAGATAGGGAAAGCGCTGAATGAACCGATACAGGGTATATCAGCCCTTCAGCGTGTTGGCATCCAGTTTACAGAGTCCCAGAAAGATATGATCAAGGGATTTGTGGACATGGGTGAAGCGTCTAAGGCTCAGGGCGTTATACTCGATGAGCTTAACAGGCAGTTTGGCGGCAGTGCTGAAGCATTTGCCAAAACCACACAAGGCATGTGGATACAAACCAAAAATATTATCGGAGATATCAAGGAGGTATTTGGCGAAGCGTTGATGAATACCTTGCTTCCGATGATGGAGCAGCTCAAAAAATGGATCGAGGAGAACAGAGAGGAGATTGACAGGTTTGCTAAAAAGGCGGCTGAGGCACTTGGTGACTTTGTTGTCGCAATAAAAGACCTCATTTTGTGGATAATTAAATGGAAAGATGAAATTATTGTTGTCGCCGGTGTCATGGCTACAGTCTGGGCCGTTGGTAAAATATCGATATGGAAAGATGCAGCATTGTCGGCATTGTCGGCCGTTAAAACTGGTTGGCTTGGCCTGCCGCTTGCCGTAGGCCTTTACGCAAAAGCGGTGTCTTCTGGCAACGATGCGGCCATGGGATATTTATCAGCACAAGCCGACGCCTACAAAAAAATATACGATCTGAGAGACAAAGCCTTACAGATTGTTCCTGACGCCATGAATGCGGCTATGAAAAAAGGCGCTGAAGATGCAAAGAACGCAGAGGCACAGCGGCATCAAGATTTTTTACGGCAAGTGCAAGAGCGAGGAGCGAGGCTCTCTGCCGCTTATGAAAAAGAGTATGCCGACCAAGTAAAGATAGAAACTCAAATCAAAAAAGTTAACCAAGAAATAACCGTACTCGGCATGACAGACCCGTTTAAACATTTCAAGCCGGAACGCATAGATCCTATGGTGTCTGCCGTAAATGGAATAGTTGATGCACAGCGGGAATATTTGAACGAGAATCCATTGGTGCTTGACGGCATGGATAAAATGGCTGTCAAAAGCAAAAAAACTGTGGATACCTGGAGCGAGCTTAATGCAAAGGCTGAAATGTTTGGTCGTGCTGGCCAAGAAATTATTGGTGCGCTCGATGCGATGGGCGTAAAGTCTGGCAAGCTCGGCAGCTTGTTCGGAACTGCG